TAGGAGGTAGTCATGTCGTTCAAGTTCGAGATGCAGCAAGAGGTTCGGCTGGTGCAAAGCGGTGAGCACGGTGCCGTGATTGGCAGGGCGGAATACGCCTTCGGCAACGAGAACCTGTACCGCATTCGGTACGTCAGCGCAGACGGCCGCCAAGTCGAGAATTGGGAAGCCGAGTCGGCGCTTCGGAACCACGTCCAAGCGTGATCGATGCCGATCAAGCCCGAGAACGCAGGACGTTACCCGAAGGACTGGAAGCGCATCAGCGCGGCCATCAGGGAGCGTTCCGGCGGTCGCTGCGAGTGTGAGGGCGAGTGCGGACTACACCGTACCCACCCAGGCCCGCGGCGCTGCGTTGAGCGCAACGGCGAGCCCGCGAAGTGGGCGAACGGGAAGGTGGTGCTGACGGTCGCGCACCTGAACCACCAGCCCGAGGACTGCCGGGATGAGAACCTGAAGGCCATGTGCCAGCGATGCCACCTGCGCTATGACCACGACCATCACCAGCGCAATGCTTACGCGACCCGGCGCAAGGGCAAAGCCGCCGCGGACATGTTCGCATGATCGAGCGCCGCTTCGTAATCGGCTCGGAGTCCGTGCGCCGGAACGTGGCGGCCTTCATTGCCAAGCTGCCGTTCGAGAAGCCGGTGCTGGTGGTGGTGGGTGACTACTTCCCGCGGCGCACGCTGGAGCAGAACGCTCGGCTCTGGGCGCTGCACACCGCTGCCGGGAACTTCGTGGGCTGCACCGCCGAGGAGATGCACGAGGACATGCTGCGCATGGTGTACGGGTACAAGGAAGTGAAGATGCCTAGCGGGCATGTCGAGCGTGTCCCGTTGAAGCGCAGTAGCCAGCGGAACAAGAAGGAATTCGCCGAGTTCATGGAGAAGGTGGAGGCGTTCTACATCAGCGAGCTCGGGGTCTATCTGGAGCAGGCCGCATGACACTTCAAGACGGCATTGTCATGTGCGGGCGCATCTCTGTCGGCTGGAACTTCCACGCCAGCAGGAAGGTGAAGACGTTCGGTGTTGCACTGACTTATGCGGGCGACAGGTGGCTCGTCACTCTCGGCCCGCTCACCTTTATTTGGCTACTGTGATGAGGCGCGCAGCGCGAACCGATGCCACGCAGGCCTCCATCATCGAGGCCCTGAAGCGCGCGGGCGTGTCGGTGGAGGTCATCGGGAAGCCGGTGGACCTGCTCATTTGCTGCCGTGGCGAAACTGCACTCATGGAATGCAAAACGCCGGCGAGCGAGGGCGGCAGGGACAGATTGACGAAGGAACAGGTGGATTTCATCGCGCGCTGGCCGGGCACCGTGCATGTGGTGCGCTCGCCCGAGGAGGCCGTGCGCGTGGCGGTGGGCGAAAGGGCGATGGCGTGAGCGATGACGACAAAGAGCCTTCCCGCGCAATGCCCACCCATTTCTACGGAGACCCGCTTCTCGCCCTCATTCGAGAGGAATCCGCTACCTGCGCTGGATGCGTCAATGTACGCACCATCCTCGGCAGAAATTTCTGTGCGAAGGGCCGCAAATACGGAGAACGCTGCAACCTGTATGTTGAGATTATCCGACGAGCGCCTTGAGGAATTGCTCTCGAACTGGGCGCGCTGGTGCCATGGGCGTCTGGTATCCTCTGAGCGCGTCGTTGCCGAGCTGGACTACCAGGCCCAGGGCGAGGAAGCGCAGGAGGCAAGGCGCCAGCCTAACCCTGTTCCACCCCGAGACTTCGACGGGCTCATGGTCGAGCGCATGGTGATTCGGCTACCGGTGCGCGAGAGGTCGGTGATTCAGATGGACTACGTGAAGTGCCGGCGCCGCAGGTACGAAACCACGGACCAGTGGATCGACCGCAAGCGCAGGAAGTTGAGAATGCCACGCTGGCAATACGAGGACAGCCTCAGGCTGGCAAAGCAGATGGTGGCGAACCTCCTGCGCAGGCACACAGGTTAATGCGCATGGCGCTTGCAAAACAACGAGATATGGTATAGTCCTCACCCATCAGCCTAGGCCCCCCGGCCTTCGCTCGCCCCAAAGCAGCCCGGCACGCGCAAGCGCCCGGGCTTTTTCATGTCCATAGCGCCGTAGATCAGAGGTAGATCGGCGGTCTCATAAGCCGCAGGTCGCAGGTTCAAGTCCTGCCGGCGCAACCATCTTCTGGGCGTCGCCGCATAACCCCATGCCCAAGGCGCGGCGAGGCCCACCAACATGGCAACACTGAAGCTACTCAAGCCACAACTGTCCACCCTGAACACGTCGCGCGTGAAGTCCGTGCAGGCCATCGCATCTGACGGCACCGGGTGGCGAGCGGGCAAGGGTGGAGCGAACGCCCGCGGCTACACCTACGAATGGCAGCAGGAGCGAGAGCGATTTCTCAAGGAGCATCCCCTGTGCCAGTGTCCCGAGTGCGACGAAGGACGAATCAGACTCAGGCCCGCCAACGTGGTGGACCACAAGGTGCCGCACCGTGGCGACCCCGTGCTGTTCTGGGACCAATCGAACTGGCAAGCGATGAACGAGGACTGCCATCGGAAGAAAACCGGCGGGGGGGCGTGACGTGATCGGAATCGCGTTCTGGTATAGACCACCTTCGGCCCCATTTGGACAAAACATTCCTCTTTCGCGAGAAATCAGAAAATGGCCAAGGCTGAGAAAAGGGGCGGCGCCCGCCCCGGAGCTGGCCGTAAGCCCAAGCCGGTGAAGCCGCTGAAGGCGAAGGGCAAAGACCCGCTGAAGTTTCTGCTGGATGTGATGCTGGACGCCGAGGCGGATCCGGGACTGCGTGTGCGCTCGGCCATCGCTGCTGCGCAATACGTCCATATGAAGAAGGGTGACGGTGGCAAGAAAGACGAGCAGAAAGAGCGGGCCGAAAAAGTCGGACAAGGGCGCTTCGCGCCGTCGGCCGCGCCGAGGCTCGTCGTCAACAACTCCTGAGTGGTCCACGGCCTGCCCTGGTTGGGCTGACCGTGTCGTTGCCGGCGAGTCGCTGATCCCGTTCGCGCCGTTGTTTCCGGGCGAGGCGGATGGGGCGCTGGGGGTGTTCCGCGAACTCAAGATCGTGGACGCCGTGGGCTCGCCGACGATGGGCCAAGTATGTCGGCCGTGGATCATCGAGTTCGTGTCTTCGGTGTTCGGGGCCTATAACCCGGTGATCGGTCGCCGGCTCATCACGGAGTTCTTCCTGCTCATCAGCAAGAAGAACTCGAAGAGCACGACCGCCGCGGGGATCATGCTCACGGCCTTGATTCGGAATTGGCGACGGTCCGCTGAGTTTCTGATACTGGCGCCGACGGTTGAGATCGCCAACAACTCGTTCTATCCGGCTCGGGACATGGTGAACGAGAACGAGGAGCTGAAGGAACTCCTGCATGTCCAGGAGCACTACAAGACGATCACGAACCGCATAAATGGTTCGTTCCTGAAAGTGGTCGCGGCCGACAACGAGACGGTCGGCGGCAAGAAGGCGACCGGGGTGTTGGTGGATGAGCTCTGGCTCTTCGGCAAGCAACCGAACGCGGAGAGCATGCTGCGCGAGGCGACCGGGGGCCTCGCCTCGAGGCCCGAGGGCTTCACGATCTACCTGTCCACGCAGTCCGATATGCCGCCGGCGGGGGTGTTCCGGCAGAAGCTGCAATACGCGCGCTCGGTGCGTGACGGCAAGATCAAGGACAAGCGTTTCCTGCCGGTGCTCTACGAGTTCCCGCAGGAAATGGTGAAGGACGGGAAGATCCCGCCGAAGCAGCACTGGCATATCACGAACCCGAACCTCGGGGCCTCTGTGGACCCGGAGTACTTGGAGCGGGAGCACCAGAAGGCCGAGCACGACGGCGCGGCTAGCCTATGCGGCTTTCTCGCGAAGAACCTGAACATCGAGATCGGCCTCGCGCTCCAGTCTGACAGGTGGGTTGGCGCCGACTACTGGGAGCGCCAGGGGCGGCCGGCTTTCACGTTGACCGAACTGCTCGCGAGTTGCGAGGTGGTAGACGTCGGGATTGATGGCGGTGGACTTGACGACCTTCTCGGGTTGGCGATCATTGGCCGGCACAAGGTGACGGGTGCATGGTGGGTCTGGACGCACGCCTGGGTGCACACGAAGGTGCTCGAGTTGAGGAAGTCCGAAGCCGGGCGCCTTCGAGATTTAGCCGCGGCGGGCGACCTGACCATCATCACCGAGGTGGGCGAGGACACCGAGCAGGTGGCGTCCATTGTGCGCAAGGTCTACGACTCGGGAAAGCTAGACCGGATAGGCGTTGACCCGAGCGGCCTTGGAACGATCCTGGATGAGATCGTGGCGGCCGGCGTGCCGCTGAAAGTTCAGGGCGCGGATGGCAAAGAGCGAGACCTGATCAGCGGTATCTCCCAGGGCTGGAAGATGTACGGGGCGATCCTCACCGCCGAGAGGAAGCTCGCCGAGGGCGTGCTCGTGCACTGCGGGCAGCCGATGATGGCCTGGTGCGTTGGGAACGCGAAGATCGAGCCGCGCGGGAACGCCGCGATCATTACGAAGCAGGCCTCTGGTAGAGCGAAGATCGACCCGCTCCTTGCCATGCTGAATGCCGTGACGCTGATGAGCTTGAACCCGGAGGCGCCGGGGAAGATTCAGGTGATGTTCGTATAACCGGAGAAAGCCGATGAAACGTATGCCTGGAACCGTGAAGATGGGTTCTCAGCCCGAGGCCATCAAGTTCCGCCTCACGCGCGAGGCGCTTGCTCGCTACGATGCGTCGATTCGCTCCGCCGAAAAGTCGTCCTCCGAGATCGAGATTCTCGGAGCGATCGGTGAGGACATCTGGTCGGAGCAGTTCACGACCGCGAAGATGGTGAAGGACCAGCTCAAGGCCCTGGGGTCGAAGCCGGTCCTCGTCACGATCAACTCGCCGGGCGGCAATGCCTTCGAGGGCATCGCGATGTACAACCTACTGCGCGAGCACAAGGCTACGGTCACGGTCAACGTCATCGGCATCGCGGCGTCCGCCGCGTCGATCATCGCCATGGCCGGCGACACGATCAAGATGGGTGAGGCCACCCAGATGATGATCCACAGCTCGCACGGCATCGTGATCGGCAACCAGGAAGACATGCGCGAGTTCGCCGATCTCCTGGACCAGATGGACAAGTCCGTGGCGGTTGTGTACGCCTCGCGAAGCGGGAAGACCGAGGATGAAGTCCTCGAGATGATGCGCGCCGAGACCTGGATGACCGGCAAGGATGCGGTCGCCCAAGGTTTCGCCGATGTCATGGTCCAGGCCGAGAAGAAAAAGGCCAAAGCAGGGCAGACCACGACGATTTCTCTGAAAGGAAAAGACTTCAACGCCCAGGCTGCACGGGAACTGATGGCCGCGACCGGCAATCGTCAGTTCTCGGTTGTGCGCCTGAGCGCATCCCCCGGCGATACGGGAAGCAAGCCCCCCAACCGGAAAGGAAGCGACATGAAAACCATTGCTGAACAGATTGCCGCGCTGGAAGCCAAGCGCGCGGCCTCGGCGGCCCGCCGGGAAGAAATCCAGGGCAAGGCCATCGAAGAAGGCCGCACGAAGGACGAGGCCGAGCGCGAGGAGTTCACCACGCTCTCGGGCGAGATCAAGTCGGTCGATGACGAGCTGATCGACCTGCGCCTCATGGAAACCCAAGCCGTTGCGACGGCTAAGCCCGTGCGCTCGACGGTGGAACGCACGGACGACGTGACGAGAGGCGCGGAACTGCGCGGCGCCGGTCCGATCACCGTGAAGTCGAACCTGCCCAAGGGCATCGGCTTCTCGCGCTATGTGCGCGCGATGATCAACGGGCAAGGCAATCCGCAACTCGCCCTGCTCTACGCCAAGTCGCAACGGGACTGGCAGACGCAGAGCCCTGAAGTCGCCGAGTACATCAAGATGACGGCGGTCGAGGGCGGCGATACCACGACCTCTGGCTGGGCCTCGGAGTGGGTCTACAACCAGAATCTGGTGTCGGAGTTCATCGAACTCCTGCGCCCGATGACGGTTATCGGCAAGCTCACCGGCTTGCGGCGCGTGCCGTTCAACATCCGGGTCTCCGGTCAGGACAGCGGCAGCACCGCCTACTGGTCGGGGCAGGGCAAGGCGATCCCGGTGTCGAAACTGAACGCCATCGAGGTCACGCTCGGCATCGCGAAGGCCACCGGCCTCGTGGTGCTGACGCAGGAGCTCGTTCGGAGTTCCGAGCCCTCGGCCGAGATGAAGGTGCGCGACGATCTGCTGGGCTCGATCTCCGAGTTCACGGACCGTCAGTTCCTCGATCCGACCGTGGCAGCGGTGTCGAACGTCTCGCCGGCGTCGATCACGAACGGCGTGACGGACCTGACGCCGACTGGCACCACGCTCGCGACCCTGCGGGCCGACATCCAGACGCTGTTCCGCAACTTCATCAACGTGAACGACGACCCGACCAGCGCCACTTGGATTCTGGACACCAGCCAAGCGTTGGCCATCAGCATGATGCAGAACGCGCTCGGGCAGAACGAGTTCCCGACGCTCACCATGCAGGGCGGGACCTGGTTCGGCCTGCCGGCGGTGGTGTCGAACGCGGCGAATGTCGCGGGGAGCCCGGATTCGGGCCGCATGATCATCCTGGCCAAGACTTCGGACATCATGTTCGCGGACGATGGCGGGGTGCAAATCGACGCGAGCCGCGAGGCTTCCATCGAGATGACCGACGCGCCGACCGGCGATGCAGCCGCAGGCACGGCGGGCACCACGTCGTTGGTCAGCATGTATCAGTCGAACTCGGTCGCCGTGCGGGCCGTGCGGTTCGTGAACTGGAAGAAAAAGCGCAGCACCGCGGTCGCTTACATCGGGCACGCGGCGTACGTCGCCTAAAGGCGGCGCTGTAGAACCACGGGCGGGGGCCGCGTTCGGCTCCCGCCTGCTTTGGAGAGCACATGGTCAAGATGATCTCGATCGCTGAGGGCCACAGGTACGACGGCCGTGTTCTGTCCAAAGGCGAGCAGTTCGATTGCGAGGATCGGTTCGTCCTGCTACTCGTTGGCCTGAAGCGTGCGGAGATCGCACCGCAGAAATACCGCACGCGCGAGATGACGGCGCAACGCCGCCGCTCGAAGGGCGCCTAGATGCGCCTGTTCGGGTACGAGATTCTGAAGGCCATCCGCGTCGATGAACTCACGGTGAAGGCGCAGACCTTGGAATCCATCGGGCATTCGAGCGGCGGCTGGTTCCCGCTGGTGGGCGAGCCTTGGGGTGGAGCTTTCCAGCAGAACGTGGCCATTGACGCGAGCCGCGACATTCTGGCCTTCTCGGCGGTGTTCGCCTGCGTGACGGCCATCGCGCAGGACATCGCCAAGTTGCGCGTGCGCCTCATGGAAGAAGCCATGAACGGTATCGGCCGCGAGGTCG